ATTTCTTCTTCGCCTCATTGCGGGCCGAAATGGCCTTGGCCTTGGCTTTCGCGTCGGCCTTGCTGGACGCGCCCCATGCGTTCAAGGATAACAGAAGCCGCGTCGGTTCGCCATCCTTGCGCTCGGGCCCCGGCATATTGCCCATGCGGGCCAGGAACGAGGCTCGGCGCGGGTTGTCTCCGGCTTTCACCGGGGGCTTCAGGTTCATGCCCTCGGCCTTGGCGGATGCGCGCCCTTTGGCATTCAATCCGCCGGATTTTGCCTTACCTTCTGCGCGCGTCCAGGCCGGAGTTTTCATTTCTTCTTCGCCGTCTTTGCTGATGCCTTGAACGCGGCGGCCGTGGGCGCACCCTTGTCACCCGGCTTGCGCATTTTCTCGCCGGAGCCCGCCTTGATGCGCTCCTTTTTGGCGGCGATGTTTGCATAGAGGCCCTTCACTTCGCGGCCTTCAGCATGCACTTGCCCATGGATTTGCACTTGGTGGGATTGGGGCAGCCCTTACAGGGCGTGAACTTCACTGGCTTTTTCATTTCTTGGCCTTTCCTGCTTTGCTGAGAGCGATGGCGATTGCTTGTTTGCGGTTGGTAACGATAGGCGCCTTCTTCGGGCCCTTCGGGTCAACGCCTGCGTGTAGGGTGCCGCTCTTGAACTCACCCATGACCTTGGTGATTTTGGATGCGGCTTTGGTTGGCTTCTTCATCATTGCGGTCCCGAAAGGAGGCCTTGCGGCCGTTGCTGTTGCATTGCCTGCGCCACGTCAGCCTGGCTGGCCCCGAGCATAGCGGCCGCGCCTGCGATGCCGTACTTGCGCACGATGTCGATCAGGTTTTCGTCGAAGATGACGAAGTTGCTGGTGCCGCCTGTGCTGCGCGATCCGGCGTCTAGGTATTTGATGCCGGGGATGCCTTTTCCGCGCAGGGCAGCGGATGCCTCTTGCGGGTTCCCGTAGCCCATCTGCGACAGGATATTGGACACATCGCCATCGTTGCCGCCTTGGTAGTATTCAGCCCCGGTCTGCGCCGGAGCCTTACGGTCCAGCATGTCCTGAAGTTCGTCAACCCGCGCCTTGGACGCTGGGTCATTCATCCACGCGCCGTTGGGCTGGGCTTCCATTATGCGCAGCGCTTCGTTGTGAATATCGTCAGCGTTCATGTTGCTATAGCCGAGACGCTGCGCCACTTGCGGCTGTTCACTCAGCGGCTTGTCCCAATCAAGGAAGTCGGCGGGGTCGGCGTTGATGTTGACTTCGTACATGGAGCCTTTGGGTATTTCGGCTACATCTTTGCCTAGCATCCGCGCAACATCTTCAGACGTTACATCGTTGGCACCCGACATGGACCGCGCCACCGTTTCTGACGCCAGCCAATCCATGCCATCAGGCGTAGCCGGATCAATATTGTGTTTTTTCATTTGTGCCGCGATGTCTGCCGCAGGCCAGAGCGGCGACATTTTATTGATTTCTTGCCCGTCTATGCGGTAAAGTTTCTCTTTTCCGTGCTTATCGGACAGAAAATCGCGGTAAATTCCTGCAATTCCTTCGTCTTCCGCGAAATACAGCCCATGCCCATATGCCTGCGCGCCCTCGCCCGTGCCGATGGCGTCCATGCTGAACTTGTCAAAGCTGTGCGGGGAGCCGTGGTAAGCGCGGATACCGCCGAACTCATCGCCCGCAAACTGCCGCAACACCGCAGCCTCTGGCGTCATGGACAGCCCAAGCAGCCCTTCCTGTGCCGCCCGCACAACCGGCATGCCAACGGCACGCCCCGCAGCCATAGGCGCCAGAACGCCCGCCATGTTCGACGCCATATCACCAGCAGCCGCCATGCGGTCCCAGCCCGACAGCCCAGGCTGCACAAGCCTCTGGGCGTCCTGCCCCGCGCGCTCCATGCTCACAACCGGGTTGGCCTCGGCGGCAAGACCCAGCAAACCGCGCAATTCGGGCGGGATGTAGTAATTGATCGAGTTCTCGAGATCCGCCCGCGCACCGCGTCCAGACTCGCGGGCCTGCATCAATAGTTCAAGAAGCCCGTTGGCCATGCGCTCGCCCCTTCGTTCGGGCTACCCTATCACGTTATAGGATACCTTTCAAACCCCTGCGCAGGGGCGTCTTCCAGTCGTCTTCAACGGGCCGATAGCCGACAAACAGATATCGCGCGCTGTCGGCTGAGTGCGAGTTCTGGTCATGTTTGGGCTTGGATCGCCACGTCTTCGAACGCTCGTCCCAATCGCGCTGGTACTGTCTCAGGGCCTCGGTAAACTTGATCAGCTTGCTGTCGATGAACGTGCGGGCCAGCCCGTTGCGCACAGCCTGGATTCCATCCTCGATCGGGATGTTCGGAGCGATTGTGATGTTCCGCAGACCAAGGCCCTCAAGCGTCTCAACGCGCGACAAACCGCTGCCCAGTTCGCGCACACGGGCGTCATGCGGCAGGACGTGTGCCAGGTAGGTGTACGGCCTTTCAGACAGCAGGCGCGCGTAGTGGGCCAGCCCGTGGCCGCTGTCCTCGATATGGTCGATGATGCGGACTTCGTTGTTGACGAATTGGGCGAAGATGATCGAGGTGGAGTCGTCCATCCCGAGATCCCACGCCGTCACAACGCCAACCTGCGGCTCTGGGAGGATGTTCCTGATCCGGCCGCCGGCGGTCATCTCTTTCATCTCCTTGCCGTAATAGGCCCCGATGATGGCCGCCTCAAAGCTGCACTCGAACTCCTGGTCATACCGATCCGGGCCGATGGTCTTCAGGGCGTCGTTAAGTTCGATCTGCGGAATGACGAACGTCTCGGACGCCGGCAAGACGAGCGTGAACCAGTTATCGTCGCGCGTGGCCTTGTCATAGATTTCCCAGAACTCGTTCTTGCCCTTCGGCGTGCCGATGAACGTCGCCCGACCCTGCCGATCGGCTAGTGCGGGGCGGATGACGGTCGGCCAGGCGTTGGCCGGGAAGTCCGCGGGCTCGTCCAGCACAACATCATCGAAATACAAACCGCGCATGGAATCGTAGTTGTCGGCGCCGAACAGCCGCAAGCGCGCCCCGTTTGGGAAGTCGGCCCGCAGTTCGCTTTCGTTGTAAGACATGCCGGGGATCGGCGCCGTGAACTGCTTGATGTAATCCCAGCTGATCGCCTTGGCCTGGTTGTAGTAGGGCGCGATGTAGCCGCAGCGCACGTTCTCGCGGGGCGTCGTGATGGCTGCCCGGATCAGGTCGTTGATTGCGCCCACGGTTTTACCAAAACGGCGATGGGCCACGATGCAGGCAAACCGCTCCTTCCGATCGTGGAACGGCTGAAGCTGCTTGCGCGGCGTGTAAGGGATTTCAATTGTCGGCATTTTTCCAGTGGATGGTCAGCGGGCCATCGTTGCTGGTCAGGTTGACATCCTGCTTCTCACGCCAGCCCGCGCGGGTCTTCATCCAAAAGATCATCGCAGTGGTATCGCCGCCTTTGGCTTTGTTGAACAACGCGCCGCCGATCTGGGCGTTTGCCTTGGCCATGCTTTGGTCAAGTTCTTCGCGGTAGTGCTTGCGAAGCGTCTTGGCATCGATGCCGATGATGTCGGCGATGACCTCTTGCTGCGTGCCGATGGATGCGTGCAGTTGCACAAGCTGACGCTGCGTGTCGGTTGGGCTGTGCGTGCGATCGGGTGGGACTGACGGCATCATGCGGCCTCGCGCTTCTGCTTGAGTTCTTCGAACGTCTTTCCGGTCGCCTCAAGCGTTGCCGCCTGACCGGTGAAGTCCTGCCAGCGGGTGATGATGACGTCGCAGTATTCTGGCATCATCTCCATCAGGAACGATTGCTTTTGAGACCGCTCAGCCGCAATCAGCGTGCTGCCGCTGCCGCCAAACAAATCGAGGACTGTTTTGACGTCTTTGTAGTAATCAAAGACCCATTCAGCCAACGCGACAGGCTTTTGTGTTGCATGAACCCGCTTCTGCCCTTTTTCAGAGTCCTTTATCATGCCCTTCCAGACGTGACGAAAGATCCTAACGCTGGACCACTTCGACTTGACCCAAGCCAGCTCGCAATCGGATTGCGTGTCTTTGTATTTATCGTCTACGCGCTTGTCCCACACGAACCAATTTGCCGTTTCTGGCAATGCGTGCGCATAGTAATTTGCGCCCCACCAAACCTGCCGCTTTATCCCCATACCTTCGCAAAGGTTAAAGGCGTCTCTGGCTGCATCAGTGTTTGCGTCGTTGAAGTCAGGCAGCTTTGAGTTCGTGGTGAGGCCGCCACGGTCGGCGCGCATCCCCTTTTCATTTATCCCGTAAGGCGGGTCGGTGTGGACAAGGTCTATCGCCGCGCCCGCCATCAGCCGCTCCACCGCATCGATGCTGGTGCTATCCCCGCACATCAGCCGGTGCCGCCCGAGCAGCCACACATCGCCCTCAACCGTCACCGGGACGGCAGGCACTTCCGGCACCGCGTCGTCGTCGGTCAGGCCCTCGGCGGGTTCGGCCAGAAGATTGCCAATCTCGCCCAACTCAAACCCCGTCAGCGTCAGGTCAAAGCCCTGACTGTCCAGATCTTGCAACTCGACCTTCAGTAGATCGTTGTCCCACCCGGCGTCCAGCGCCAGGCGGTTGTCCGCGATGACGTAGGCGCGGCGCTGGGCCTCGGTGAGGTGCGATGCCTCGATGACCGGCAGATCGGCCAGGCCCAGCTTTTGGGCTGCCATGACGCGCCCGTGGCCCGCGATGATGCCGTTCTCGCCGTCCACGATGATCGGGTTCAGGAAGCCAAACTCTCGGATGCTGGCGGCGATTTTGTCAACCTGCTGCGGCGAGTGGGTGCGGCTGTTTCTTGCGTAAGGAACCAATTTTCCGACAGAAACAGTTTTATACGCGGGAAATGGATTCATCTTGCCTCTCATCTCGACCATGCGGCCGGTGGATTGAGTTTGCACCTTACAGGAAAGCGGTCAGGCAGTCGAGGGTGCCATTTCGCCGGC